AAATGTCTCGAACGGGTAAGTGTCTCCTGCCTCTGTGACCAGCTTGTGTTCTGCGTAGATCTCGTTGCCTCTGGGATCTTTCTCTAGGTAAGGCGAGAATACAGTCATGTATATGCCCGGGTTGCCGCTGTCAGTTACCCTGCGGCTGTAGGCGTGTATGACTTCTATCAGATTAGTCTTCTCCTCAATTCTTTCAGAGCTTCCCAAGACTGGACTAAGTCCCTGATCCCATACCTGAGAGCTGTGGCCAGCAGTCTTCTTAACCTCGTCTACCCAGTCCTTGTCCCACTCTCCGTTGGTTGCTTTCTCTTCGATTTCCGCAACCGTGTAATACTCTCGACGGAAGATCGCTCTTGCTCTCTGCAGATCATTTGTCTCAGGCGGGAACAGGATCTCGTGGTAAGGCCTAAGTGCCACAATCTTTGCCTGATTACGTGCCATATCTGGCAGCTCGAACGTGGTCTCACCGTTCTTGACTATCTCCCTGATATGTTTCAGTGCTTTGGTTCTTGTCAGTCCGTCATTACTGGCTACCAGAAGGTCAGCAATGTATTCTTCTTCATCTTCAAGCGCAGCGGTCAGAGCATCGAGCTGTTGGGGGGCATTGACTCCTAAGAAGCCGGAGAGGGATTGGAGGTTTATAGTTCGTGGGGTCTGCGCGTAGCAACGATCCCAGATTACGTGAAGGACGCTCCAACCATACTGCGCCGCATATTCTGCATGCAGCTCAAGCTCCTCTTCCCAACCCGGCTGCATTAAAGTTGATAGCTGCCATCTCAGGTAGAGGGCCACGGCAGATGCTGCCTTATGGTCTGATGCCTCTACTCCCGCCACATTAAGTGCGGCCCTGCCAATGGCAGAGGTTGACAGGTTTACCATAAAGCTGCAGACCTCGTCTGCCAGCCGTATTCTGGTGTCACTTGCTCCCTCCCACGGGAATGGTTGCCTGCCCAGATCTTTTGCGTGTTTTTTCCCGTCTCGGCTCTGGCCGTTCCACGTAGCGAACCGGGTCTCATCAGACTCCCTAACCCTGTAGGTCATGCGTTCATCTGAGTAAGCCCTGCGGTATTCTGTGCAGAGCTGATTTATATTAGGGTCAGTATTGGCCTGTAATTGGTCATCGATGGTGTTCATTAATAGCTTAAACTTTCAGTTGAATAATTTGTCTGCCTCGAAACATAAATCGGATCCATCAGAATAAGATACCTCAAAGCATCTACTGGATCCTTGCTCGCTCCTTTATCGCCATCGTTACCTGTCCACGTTTTTAGGCTGTAAATTAAATTCTGGCACTCCTCTGATACATACAGCTTAGGTTCGTTCAGAATGCTGACTTCCCGGCTCATGTCATAGGCAAACAAATTGTTTACCAATGCACAGCTCTCATCAATGTGTGCCATCGCTGAAGGCACGAACAAGAGCCCTTCCTTTGTGATCTCTCCCCCAGCTCCCCTGTCGGGATTTGCAAGAAGGTCAATCAGGTTCTGGTTATGCTCTCGTTGGCTTACAATAGCTGTTCTTCCCGCTCTAGGATCTATGTATCGCTCATGTATACCACCGTCAGTGGCTTCCAGCTCTCTTATGAGCTGCTTATACTGGATGATATTCCTGCCACAGTCAGCAGTCTGTGCGGGGCCTTTCTTGCCGTCAAGCTTCTCGCTTGCTACCGCCCATTCTCCGTAGTTGGCCATATCGGGCCAGTCTCTGTAGACAAAGATCCTGCCTAGATCGTCCACCTTAGCCCAGAGCATATACCAGTTACGGTCGCCGGGTGTAGGATCCACCACCATATAATTAGTGCCGTCCTTAGGTATCTGGTCTTTCCTGCAAATATTCCTGTCTGTAAACCTCGGAAACTTGCCAACAACAGGATTACTGACATACCCGTAGGCCCTAATCTCTCTCTCTTCCCTAGTCCTACCCTGCAGCGTCTGCTCCATTCTCTCAAACGGGCTGTAGGGATTCCACTCACTGAAAAACCAGAACAGCTTTCCAGTCCCACTTCTAGTCCTCGCGGTGTATGGCATATGACCTCGAGGCACTCCGTCAATAGGGTTGTCATCTTTGCCTATAAGCTTTGCGTCCCGAGTCTCTTCGATAATAGCACCGTCCATTGCATCCTTGACCGTGCTTGTGAATCCCTCGATTGGCGTAAAAGTTACGACTAGCTTGCCTTTACGCGAGATGAGGCGGTATTTGAGAGTCTGGATCCACGCCAGCGGGACTAACTCGTCGCACCAAATCAAATCAAGCTCAGTTCCCTCCATCGCTGAAAGTTCCTGAGAGTAATTCTTAAACCAGCACTGGCTCCCGTTCGGGGCCACGAAAGTCTTATTACTGAAACCGTTCTTCTGGGAGAAGCCTATGTTCACCACAGCCCTCTGCCCTTTCCTCTGCTCCTTCCACGGCACAGGTAAATACTCATGCACGTAAGGCTGCTGAACCTGCACGGAAGAGTCATGCGTAGAGTGACAGCACCAGACCGCAGACCTAGCCTTGTTGGCCAGAGTCCTGACTACTCTCGAGGCCATATACCTGCTCTTACCTCCCCTGTTTCCCCCAAAAATATAGACTATGTCTATCTTCGGGTCTTCCAGAGCCTTGTCAGCGTCTTTCCAGTGGGTGAACAGCCCTTTGGTATTGTGCCAGTCAGAGCCGTAATTGAAGGGATCGTTCTTCTCGAGATTGATCAGCTCCTCCCTCTTCAGGTAAAAGTCCTCGAGAGCTCCCTCGGCAGCCATTGCCTGAGCTTCTTCCCTATTTGGAATAGGGTATACAGGATGTGGCGTCCAGTTCATGCTAGTATCTATCCAGTTGCTTAGGGCGGCCTTTGCAGAACATGTGACCAGAGTCTGGCTCTATCCAGACAGGTATCTTCAACCCTTTCTGGAACGGCCTGCTGTCAGTCACCCTGACAAGACCGAGATCAGTGCTCAGTAGCCTAGGGTTCATAGGGCGGCCTGTGACAGTGGCTTCTCGTGGCTCCTTGCCAGCCTTCCAGCGGAGGTCCTCCGTGTCCAGCATAGTCCTTCTGCGGGCCTTCTTGCCTCTGGTGCGTCTGTGTGGAGTATCTGTTTTGCTCATTTAATTTGTGAGGAGAGATCCGCAACGATTGCTACTAAAAACCAAAACCGTTGACCCCCTCCCCCCATCTTGTGCTGTTTCTTCGCACAATATACGATATGTTTAATAGAAAGAATATACCTACTTACTCTCAACTACCTCTGCTTCAATGACTTCCTTAGGCTTGCACTGTTTGATCAGCTCTTCCAGTGCTGGTCCTGACAGATTTACGGACTCATGTCTAATAGTTGTGGAGGGTTTACCGAGGAGCTGTTCGACTTTGTCGATTAATATGCCAGTAGTGACGGGCAACTGCGTAGCCTTCATCTCACCACTCTCCAGCGCACTACTGAGTCTCTCCAGAGCTAGGTCCCTTGTCTTCACAAGCTTCTCGAGGAAAGCCTCTTGAGCTTGGGGATCTCTGTCAGCCTGCTCGATCATCTTCAGACCAAGTTCGCGTGACACACCGAAGACTTCCATCAGTGTATCTACGCCGAAACCATTCTTTGCAGCCTTCAAGATACTCTCGTATCTCTCAGGGTCTACGCGCTTGAGTCCTTTACCCGTGTAGCGAGCTATACCTGCTGCCTCTAGGTCAGGGTTCCACTTAGTCTTAACTCCCATAATTTACTCTGTAATCTGCCAGCCGCCCATCCGAGTATATGTCTATTCTGCGTTTACGCAATCATACAGCGTAAATGCTGAGATGGGTATGTGGGTGACTAGGCCTATATCCTGATCATCTCCTCTGTCTGTCCTGCCTCCCATTCTCCAGTCAGGGTAGGGGACAGTCATGTCCAGAGAGCCTAGGGCGTCTGTCCACTGCACCCAGAGGCTTACCTTGATGTCTGGGTTAATCAGGGTATACCAGCCTGCTGCAGTGAATTTGGAGGTGCAGAGCATGAAGGTGTCATGCTGCTGGTGTGGTATGTTCCTGCACTTGACCTCTATTAGCTCTGTGACAGCGCCTGCGGTAGTTGCGGCGTAGTCGAAGTGGTGTCTGGGTGGCAGAGGCATGAGGACCTGCTTGAGGATCCTCTCTACCTTCACCTTGACAAGCGTCTGCCTGTCCCTGTCTGCGTCAGACTCGTATACTGGTCTCATAATCCTTGAATGCAGACATGACGCTCTCTGAGAGCTCCATACTGGAACAGTCATTGTCTATGATATAGTCGGGCTTGATGTCATCGATGCTGGTCTCAGATACGTGAGTATCGTCTGATGACTCGGAGGCCCTGCGTATCATGATGACCTGTCCACCTAGACTGTGGATCCATTCGACCTCGAACGGGAAGCGGATGTCATCACATATCATTATATCATGATTCTTCTGAAGCATACCCCATCTGGCCGTGGCTTTCTTGACCCAATGGTCAAACCCGTAGAGCTGCTTCATAGCCTCTCCGTATGTCTGCAGGACTGGCCGCAGTATCGACTTGTTGTGAGAGGTCACAGGCTGCGCTATAAGGGCTACAGCATCCTTTATGGGGTCTGCTAGGCTGATTCTTACAGCCCTCGAGGGAAACGCTCTTAGAATAGCCTTTGAGGCCTCTGTCTTGCCTGACCTCTTCTTGCCACTGAAGCCTATGACTAGCTTAGTTTGATTCATTGTCTTCCTTCCCGTCCTCGAAGTGCGCGTCATCGTCTGCTATTGCAGAGAGAGCCTTGACCAAGGCCCCTAAGTCAGCGTTGTCCTTGATCTG